AACCTTTGAGATTACTAACGGACCTGTTATCGAAGGAAGTATTGGGGTATCCTCTAATGAAGGGGGTGTTGGCGCTACGGGAGGAACTTTGTATAACGAGATTACTAATTTGTTTTTAGCGTCGGGAGGTTCTACTCCTGTATTCCAAAAAACTTATACAGGAGGATTTGGGTGTATCCTAACTTTTGGCGATGGGGTAAGAGGACGGCTTCCGCGCCCGGGCGCTGATTTTGTAGTTACTTACCGTACAGGAGGAGGAGGTAACGGAAATATAGCTCGGAAAACTTTAAACACTTCCATCCGTTGCTTGAATGCGGGGACCACCCCCGTCGACGCAACTATAACCAACACAACGAAAGGCTCTGGAGGAAACCCTCCTGAGTCCGTCGCTCACGCGAAACGATACGCGCCGTACTTCTTCAGAACTCAGTACCGGGCAGTTACGGGAGAAGACTATAATGTTCTAGCTAATTCTTTTGTAGGAACAGGTGGAACTACGGCTAAAGCTATGGCATCTCTCAGGACGAATGGAGCAGCAGCAAATATAATTGATTTGTTTGTGTTGTCCAAAGCCTCGGAAACTCAGTTAGAACGAGCCTCGGTAGCAATGAAAAAAGAATTATTGGATTATTTCCAGAATTACAAAATGTTAACCGATGATATTGTGATTTCTGACGGAGTAGTACGAACTCTAGATTTAGTAGCCACTCTATTCATCGATAAATCCAATAAAAGATTTATTGATGCGATTCAACAGAAAGCAGCTGATAAACTTCTTGAATATTTTAACGTCGATAACTTAGCGTTTGGACAAAAGGTAAGTATGGCGGACGTTAACAACTTCATGTTAACGGTCCCTGAGATTAGATTCTTCCAAGTGAATAATCTACCGGACGAGGTATATGTGAATTTTAACGAGATTGTTCAATTGAATAACTTTGAATTGAGTACGGAGCTTGTGTAACCATGACGATGTCGGATAAAGGTGCAGGACAACAACATTTTAAGTCTAATTATATTGAAGTAATCAGACGTATTGTTCCTGAATATTATGAATCGACTGAATATAATTTATTCGGGTCGGAAGAGGATTTGCAATACAGGGTTCTCGGTTCTATTCTTTATCTTGCTAATAATGTTTCTAGTTTGATTGGAGCTCCAACAACTTACAATCTCCAAGTATCCTCCTTTAGTGGTAATGAATCCTATGTCCCTTATTTTGTACCTTACAATAACCTTACCAATGTAAGTCCAACCACTTACGAGGATTATGTTTTAAGACCTTTAGGGAGAACCTTTGGGAGTTTTACAAACAAAGAGCAATTTTCTAATTTTCTTTTAACGTCGGCGCTTCCGCACACGGAGTTCAATCGTGTAAGTGACACATTCGCTCAAGCATTTAGCAGCACGGTAGACCCTAATATCACAACCGTCTCTGCTGTATCCAACACTTTAATTGATAAGCTTGGTTGGGTGTATTTTCAAAACACGTCTGGAACTGTAGTCGATTCTAATTCAGTAGCTGTAAGTTCTTTCTTGTATAGTTCCATAATGGATAATTTATATTATGGAAAGAGAATCCAAACTTCTGACGGTGTACGTAATTTATTTAAGTGGATGTACACTAATACTAAAGGGGATTCTGCAAAATGGTCTACTGTACGAGAAAACTTTGTTCCAGTTCCTTTTAGTAGCCCGTCGTCTACATACGCCCCTTCTCCAGGGCAGCAAGGTAATTTTTACGCCTCCGGAGGACAGCTTGTAAGCGCGTTAGACACGCTTGTGAATGTATGGGTAAATGAAGACGACCCGAACTCGTTATACTTCAGAGACATCGTAAACGCGTCTCTCCTGGGACTTGACGTGACCAGGATGGAGAACGTTGGTCCTATGGGTAAGATGCTTAAGGCACTTGCGTATGGATTTTATGATGTTCAAACTTCCATTAGGGATATTCAATATTTGTTGGACATTGAGCAATGTCCGGAAGAATTTTTACAATACCTAGGAAGATATTTAGGATGGACCTTTTTCTCAGATGACCCAGACAAATGGCGTGACCAATTAAAACAAGCTATTTATCTTTATAAAGCAAAAGGAACGAGACAGGCACTCTCGAATGCAGTAGGGATGGTTATCCCTTCTTCTATATACACCCCCACTGCTGCTGTCTCCGGGCTTCAAGAACTGTGGGAGTCTTACGTTCCAAATCTTCTATATTATACCCTTAAAACTGAAACAGACCTAGGAAAGAGTAAGAAGAAGTACCTCCAATTTAGAAAAGGATGGACGGACTCTCTAGCGGCGTCCGGAATTCCTATAGCGGTAACTAATTACGACTCACAAAATCTGGATAATAATGTACGTTTTGCAGTTGACGCCATTTTGGAATTACTAAACTACCAGTATGGCTATTTAGATATTGGGGGAATTCCATATAAAGAAACAGCTTTCTGGAAACAGCAACTCTCCCGCGGGAGTAGACCAGGCTATACTTATAGGGATGCTACTCTCCAAATACCTCCATGGGAGGAGAGTAGATTTTATCAAAACTGTGGCATAGGTCCAAACATGGACGATTTTATCCGCAGTGTTTCATCTATCTTATCACGAACATTTGACCAAGCGGGGTGTGGGGTATCCTCCACGGCTGCCAATAGCGTAACTAAATATATTTCTAGCTCTGTTTCTATAAAACAAGCAGACGGTATAAACGAGCCTGGCTGGGGAGCTAATAACTCATTCAAATTTATGACCTCCTCTTTACAACTTCCGTTTAATTACGAAAGTGTTATTAAGAACGGGGATTTAGATAGTATGAGTGTGTTTGATTTTTGGAATTCAAAATCTTCCGAAGTCCATTCAAAGTTCCACGCATCCTCTATCGATTTCTCTTCTAATGATTTTACAAACTTAGCCAAGACGAAGATAGGACGTAAAGGAATCCCTACAATCGTCGATGTCTTCCGACAGTTCGCACCTTTCCATACTTTAAACAAGATATATGTAGGCTCTGGAACCGAGGATTTGTATTATAGAACACGACAAGATGGAGAGGGCAATCCGGGCGTTGCATGGTCGGGAATATTCGACTTAGAAGTAGTTAATACCATTCAATCCGACATGGACCAACTCCATAGCTCGTATACCGCGTCCGCCTTCCCCGGAGCATGGGCAGCTGGGGGCTCCTTCAGTGGTGTGGGTGTATTTCCCAGTATTTGGGACCCACAAAACGGAAGGTACCTCCCATCGGCAACTTTGCACGGAACTAAAGGAACCAGTCCTCAGGGATATTTCTGGAGTGGTGGCGGATATGAAGATGACTTAGGGCTTAAACAACTTATCGCAAGAAGAACCGCCGGCAGAAGAAAAGATTTAAAATATAAATTTACTGGCTGGTCACAAAATAGACAAGGTCTTAACCAACCAATTAATACAGATTGGTTTGGGATGAGCGGAGGCGCCCTCCAACCTGTTCTTAAAAGAAGAGGATTAAACCTTCCTGGTTTTGTCCCCAAAGGGTTTAATTTCTCTTCACAAAGTTTTGTAGACACAAGCGGAAGCCTCTCATCAGTATACTCATACTACAACACTTCGACAACCCCGTTTTTCGAGTTCCACGCATCCTCATTCTTCCCAGCGCGAGCGATTCCTGATTTTGAACCCAATGCCTCTAGCTTTAATCAACTGCGAGATGTTTTTGGCTCTCAGATTCTGCGAGCTATGACTAACATCTTTATAAAACGCGGAAGAAAGGATTCTAGATGGTACCGATTCACGGACCAAGGTTTTGAGAACTTTAAATTTGGAACCGGGGTACAACAACTTTACTCGGACTACAACCGCACATTTAGGAGACAACTTCAGTGTTGGATAAACCAGGAAACTCAAGTAGATGGAGATAGATACGCGGGAGGATTTAATATCTTAGCCCACGTCTTTGGTCCTCTTCTATTCAACCATAACTTTTCTATTAAGGGAAAAATACAAGGGGACTTAGGCTCTAAATCTTTCCCTGGAATCTATGGCGGCGCCATTTCCTCTCTTAATCCAGATTGGAGTGGGGTTGCAGCTACTCCTGCCGTAACGGAAAACAATATCTACCTTAATACTTTAGGGGGCACTGTAAACCTTACCAACGGAATTTTAGAGGCGGGTGCTTATGGAACATACGAAAATACATTAGATGTATTTGAACACCCGACTGAACTTTACCAATCAAACCGAACTATTCTTTCGGGAATAGATTTTGTGGCTCCTCGGGTTAATTCGTTCGCGGTATGGAACAACCCTTCTAACCCGTCTTATAATATTGATTCAATCTCCTCAAGTGGAATCACTATGGTGCAACGCCATGGAACAAATAATCCTTTCCAAACTGTTCGTGCACGATTTACTCTAGACGGAAATATGAATTACTCTTATAACGGAAACTTAAAGTTTCCTCCAAGAAATCTAGAAGCTAGGCGAAGTAAATCCCTCTCCGCTATCGCGGGCTGGGCTCTGCAAGACGAGAACAGAACTCCCGTAATTAATCAAGATGGGCATCTCGCACACGGAGCCTCGAAAATAGAGTTTTGGGACCCAGCTGGAAGTGGTGTACCTTACATTCGTATGCAAGGAAAAGGAGGTACTTCTGGCACAGGAACCCTAGGTGTTATGTCGGGAGTACTCGGAACCGCACAAACCCCTAACGTAGCGACGGTTGTTAATGTAACGGACCGCCAAACTCCTGCTAACTTAAGGAACTTAACTCCGTCTAACTCATACCGTCTTTCCGTGGACGCGTCCGCCTATCCGGGAGTAAACAGTAAACTTACGTACGCGCTATTTAACGTAACTCAAAATAAACAATGGGTACAACCGACTACGCAATATGCCACAAACACTGTTGGACAATGGAGGGAAATAGATAGCACCTTATCATCTAACTTAGTAAACTGTACGGTAAGTAGCGTTGCCGTAGCACCAGCGTTCAGCACCTTTATTGGGACTATCACTCCGTCCTCTACCTTCAACCAAAACGATAATTACCAATTATTTATCTCCCCTGCTTCTAGAGCTAAAACTAATGTTAACGGGTACGTCATAAGAAATATCAGAATAGAAAACCGTGAACAAGGTATTACAAAGATTACTGCTGGTAGACAAGGAAATAAATTATTCAAAGATGAACAATATTTCTTAGGAATTGAGGCTCGAGTTGCTCGAATCGCTGCCGCACAAACATATCCTAACGAACATTTATATGTAAGAGTTGTGACAGACCCGAAACCTTTTGTAGGGAACGGCTGGAATTCGTTTGCGAAGAGTTGGTGTTATGATTGGACATCAAAATCATGGTCTAATTCAAGAGAAACCTCCAACGATAGGCAATGGAAACGCTTAACCTTCCCTGGAAGTTCCATCGAGCCAACTCGCCACATCTTGGAGTTTAATACGAACAACTCTAGAACCCCTCTTCAGTATCATTCTATTTCTCAGGATGGTCCGCTTGGAGGATACTTTGTCTCGGCGGGTCCAGTTCATGATGACCAAACTGTTTACTACGTAGAGGTCGGAAAGATGGATAGGACGGGGGAATTTAATGGAGTCACACTTTTAGGCGTAGATATTGTAAATAAACGCTATAATGTTTATGCGGAAGATTATTCCAAAAAAGATTTTGTGGATATGTTTGATTTCTTTGATGATTTAAATATTAGCAAATCTTCTAGAGATGCGAGAGATTCGTCCGGAACCTACCTACTATCAGGAGGAAGC